ATCCGCTACAACATATCCACATCAATTTGAAGTAATAGATAGAAGTGTTGTATTAGAAATACCAGATATGGGTTCTACAAGATATTCAACTAATAAAGTTAGATTTGAATCTCAAACCGATTTCAATGGTAATGATGTTAGTGGTGGTGTTAATTTATCGGTTAAAACTAGAGCAACTAAAAAGTCATTTGACCAATCACCAACCGATTCTAATAGAGTGGGATTATTTTTCTCACCTACTAAAGAATTAAACATTGATATTGCTAAATCATTTGGTGGTATCAATTTAGATAATTACATTGGTGACCCAGGTGATAGAACAAAATCAACATATACATCTTTAGATAATTTAAGACATTATTATTTCCAAAGATTTGATGGTAGAGATATTTACGCATACATTAACTTAATCAAACTATATGAGAAATCTATGTTTGAGGATATTAAGAAAATGTTGCCTGCAAGAGTTAAAGCAACTACTGGTTTATTAATTGAACCGCATATTTTAGAAAGAAGTAAGATTGCACAAAAAGACCCAACAGGAGATGATTATCAAAAAGAAACAGTAATACATTATAATGATACGACCATATTAACGGCCGATACTAATCAATATGAAACCATTGTAGATGCAGACCTATCGGAAAACCTAACTGCGGAAAATAATCAATATGAAAGTATAGTTGATGCAAATCTTTCTGAAAATTTAATTGCGGATTCATATCAATACGATAGTTTAATTAACAACAATGACACTACTATTACAAATGCGGAATCGTATCAAAAAGAAGTAAGTATAGATGCAGGATTGGATGAACCTACTATTACAACAGAAATTAATTTGGGTATTGAAACATATGGCCAAACAGCATATGAGACTATTGGATTTGGTATTTATGCAGAGAATGGTAATACAATTAGAACTTATTTTGACAAAGATAATAGGAGAGTAAAGGAAAGAATTAGAGTACAATTAATAACTGAAGAAAAAGAAAGAATAATAACTAAATTTGCTGTCACTGCATCAAATGGTTTGGGTGACCCACGTGGTGGATATATTGCAGGATTTCAAACATACACAGAAACTAAATTAAATATTCAACCATTTAGTGGTTCTACAATTCCTACTGTAAATGGTAATATAATTGCAGTTCAACCTGTAAACGGATATTTACCAACACATTATAGAAATACATCCGATTTGACAAGAGGATTAGAAAATTCATTCTTTAGAGGTTCAAAAAATACAGCAGCAACTACTTTAGATGGTAGTTCTCCAATTGAAACATTTATTTCTAATCCAACTACATTAACTGTAAATAAAACTGGAAGAAATACTTCTGAACCAATTTTGGAAGTAGAATAACGAAATTTAAAAATAATTATATTTATATCAAACGATAATACAACACTATGGGATATTTAAGTAACACAGAATTAACAGTTGATGCTATCCTTACAAAAAAAGGTAGAGAAAAATTAGCTGCAGGACAAGGGTTAAACATTACTCAATTTGCTTTAGCAGATGATGAGATTGATTATTCTTTATACGAACCGGCTCATCCATTGGGTTCGGCTTATTACGATGTGGCAATTAAAAATATGCCAGTCTTAGAAGCTAATCCGGATGAAACACAAGTAATGAAATACAAATTAGTAACTTTACCAAAAAATACAACTAGGATTCCTGTTGTTGAATTCGGTGTTCCTAATGTATCAGTTAATCAAAGAAGTGGTGAGGTTGCATTATCTCCAACTACATCTCCAGCTGGTAATAGAAGTATGGGATACACAATTGTATTATCTAATAAAAATGCAGGAGATATTATAGGTGAAGGGGTAACATCAAATGTAGGATCAGTTCCTGTGTTTATCGGAGACGATGTATCAGCAACAGCTATAGTAGCAAAGGGAATATCATTCAAATTTATTCCAAACCCATCATTAACTTCAACAATAAGAACAACATTAACGGTTTATGGTAATGAAACAGGTGGTTCTCAAACTATTCCAATCACAGTAACTTACGTTCAATAATAAAAAACTATGGCATTAATTAGAGACAATAGAGGAAGCCTTTTAGCAAGTAATTTATCACAATACTTAGCATCAGCTGCAAACACAGCAGGGACTCCAGTAGATACTAACGAATTAGTTAGAATCGTAAACCAATTTTTAGGAACAGGTGAACAAATTAGTTCCGATTTAAATACCATCTCAAATGGTATCTATAAAAAATTTGGAACAATTGATAAAGTAACCAATAGAACTGAAATCGTAACTTCTGGAATATGGAGTGGAGATACTGGTTCTTTTGATGTTAAAGCAGACTACACATCATCTGTACAAGTTGCATCTACAAGTGGTAGATACTATTTGGATGTTTATAACACAACTGCAACAGGTTCTGGAGAAGTTCAGTTCTCAATTGCATATGGTGATGTTGATGGATTTGGTGCACCAACGTTGACTCAAAATGATGATTCAACTTCGCCAACCAAAGCAACATATAATCAATTTAAAAACGTATTATTAGATTCGTCAGATAATTATTTTAGTGTTTACACAGGTTCTACTGCAGGTGGACATGATATGAGAAATTTCTATGTAATCAACATTAATAGAGCGAGATATAAAGAAAGATTGGATCCAGGAAATATTTCAATAAACCTTTCAGGTTCAGTTAGAAGTATTACTTTAATTGACGATAGTGGTGGAACAGATGAAAATGTAACAACTGCAGGTAGAGTTTATAACTTAGTTAGTGGTTCATTAAATATTGGTTCAGCATTAACTGCTTCAATTGCAAATTATAGTGCACCAGGAAATGGTCAAGGATATGGTTTGTTTTATCCAGATATGGGTATTATATTATTAAATCCAAATGCATTATCATCGTCAGTTGACCCTAAATTAGCAGCCGCTACTAATTCAATAACATCTATTTATCACCAAAAAAATGGTAATAATTCAGGTTCAGTTGCATTATTAATGGCAATTAGTGGTGGTGTTGATTTTCAAGTAAGAAGGACTGAAAATGTTTCAACTTCTCATTACTTTGTAAGAGCAAACAATAGAGAATTTAACTTCTCAAATAATCCTACATTTGTAACAGGTTCAGTAGGACAATTTGCACAATCATTGTTTGAAAGAGACCCACATGTTTATATTACAACAGTAGGTTTATATGATGATTCAAACGAATTATTAGCAGTAGCAAAAACTTCAAAACCAATTGAGAAATCATTTGATAAGGAGATTGCAATCAAAGTTAAATTAGACTTCTAATCGGAGAATAAAATAAAAACTATGACCCACCTTAATTTGGTGGGTTTTTAGTTTTAAGATATTTATTAGTGATATGTTAAAAAGAATACCAAAGTCGGATATTAGTATTAGGCCTTTTAAAGCTTACAAAGAATGGGATAAGGCTTCAGCTGGAGTTACATTGTTAGAGGCCTTAAATGGTAATTATACATCAAATGATGCAAATACAATTACTACCGGATTATTGAGTGGATCTGTATATAACAAATATTCTGTATTTGGTCAATTACGTGCTCAATTTTATAATGGAAAAGAAAATGACCCTCTTAATAGATTGGGTAGTAAAACTAATGTATATAATGAAACAAACCCGGAAAGATTTTTAAGTGGTTCTGCAAAAGTAATATCAATACCACAAAATTGTATTGGTGAAGGAATCAAAAAGGGTTCGGTTTTATTAATAGATGGAAATATAAAATATGTAGATGACAAATACAGTAATTTAATATTAAGTGGAAGTACAAGTACGAGAATAGGTAATGTGTTTTATAATCAAGGATTAGTTGTAATAACAAGTGGTTCCAATTCAAAACTAACAGGTAGTTGGGATATATCATTTAAATCAACACAAACTATTTACGAACACGAATATCTTTTAATTTCAAATGAAGATGAATTTAATGTTTCAACCAATCCTACTGCAGTTGTAGAAGTGGGTAGAGAAACATTATTGATTACCGACACTAACAATAAAATTTATAAAACAACAACAAATCCAGGAGTCAAATATATTAGGAAAATAAGCACTTTAGAAAACGGAAATACTTTAGACTATTCATATATTTCAACATACTCATCATCTATATCGGGTGGTTTTGAACAATATGATTTAAATAGTTCCTCGGATAGTACAGGTTCATTTCTTTTACCATTTATTACAACAATTGGTTTATATGATGATAATTGTGATTTAGTTGCAGTGGCAAAATTACCACAACCAATAAAGTCAGAATCAGATATGCCTGTAAACTTTATTGTACGATTTGATACTTAATCTTATATTTATATACAAAAACAATTAACAATGGCAACAATCTTAGATACATATAAAGGTAGACAAACGGAATTAGGAGTAGATAAAATAGTTCCTAACGCATCTTCTAAAGGAACTCCATATACTACCGATGATTTAAAGAAAGCAGACGAACAAATTTTAACTGCAGCAAAATTCAAAACGGGTAGAGGTGGAGAAGTTTCTGAAAAAAAATACTCAGATTCTAAGCCAAAATAAAACAATTTAATGGCAAAAAAAGTTACAAAAAAGTATAATCCAAAATGGGTTGCACAAAAATATGGATTTAAGTCTGGTTTAGAAGAAACCATTTCTCAACAAATAGAATCACAAGGAATTAAAGTAGAGTATGAAACCGAAAAGGTTCCATACATAATTCCTGCATCCACTCACCACTATCATCCCGATTTCAAACTACCCAATGGTATTAGAATAGAGACAAAAGGTAGGTTTGTGGCAGCTGACCGTAAGAAACACTTATTGGTTAAAGAACAAAACCCAAATATGGACATTAGGTTCGTATTTTCCAATTCAAAGAACAAAATCACCAAAAAGTCTAAAACGACCTATGGGGATTGGTGTGAAAAGAACGGATATAAGTATGCGGACAAAATCATCCCAAATGAGTGGTTTTTAGAGGAAAATAGACCTTAAAATATTTGGAAATATCAAATATTTGTCGTATATTTAAGTCGTGTTGAAGCAAAATGATAAGAATATAGTCGTATCTACCCTTACTGGTATTTTAGGTAGTTATCTCAATCTCAAAGGGAATGAGTTGGCATTTTACTGTCCTTTCTGCAATCACCATAAACAAAAACTACA